GAAGACGATTGACTAGTCAAGTAATTGATTGGTTGGTCACTAGTGGTCTTTTGGCATTTTTAGCTGGGTTGATTTATATATCATACCGAAAACGCAAGAATGATCTTAAAAATAAGAAGAAAATTGAATTAGAATCAAAGAAGACTAATGTTGAAAACATTTTTGGAGTAATTTCCGATACATGTCAACTTGTTAACGTCCCTTTAACAGTTTTTGGTTCTCTAACTTCCATGACTTTATTAATAAATACTATTGTTCAAAGACGATGGTATAGAATAGCTACGTTAGGTGGTCGTTTATTAAAAGTCTGGCAGTCCCTCAATTCCAGAGAAACTTTTGAGTCCGTTGTGACTTCTGGTTTTTCTGAAGAAGAAATTTTATCACGCCATTGTTTATTGTATAAACTTAAAAAATGTTGGAAAAAACTTACGTCTGAAGACAAGCAATTTATTCTTGTGCTCCTAGCTACAATAGTTGTACTCATTTGTTATGCATTATCATATGTCAATTTAAAATCTTGGTATAGAAAGTTATTTGGTAAAATAGTTCTCGAAAGTCGAAAACATAGAGTCTTTCATTCACAACAACAAGTATTTGATTATTATAAATTTTTAAGTGCTTTGGATGAAAATGACTTGAAACGTTTTCTCAAGAAACATCATTTATGGTCAAGTTGGAAAACAGCTGATGATGATGGTGATTTTGCTCTCGCAGATTTTGCTGATAAAGATGAAGAAGATCAATATTCTGATTATGAAGAATACGATCCAACATTAGATGATTCTAGTGATTTTTCCTCTTTCTACAACAACAAAAGAAACAAAGACAAAGATTATCAACAATATGATGATGATAAAGATTATGATATTGATGATTCTAAAAGACAATTGGAATCTGGTAAATACAGATTTGTTTTTGAAAAATACAGTAATCATTTAGCAAGTGAACATAAATGTATTCATTGTTGTACTATTCTTGAAATAGATACTAAAAAATCGCCTGTTGTAAGCGAATCTTGTTCATCTTCTTCTTTTGAAAAAGAAAAAGAAAAAGTAAAAAATATAACAAAACAAATTAGTAGTAAAGTCAAGCGATTGACAAAAACTATTTTTGAAAGTCTAAAATCAATCTATAAATATGATGATTTAACTGGTCCAGATAGGAAAATTATATATGAGTCTGCTCAACGTGGATCTAATATATTGCCAGTTGAATTGTCTTCAAACAAAATAGTTTTTGTTTTTAAAAATGATGTATACCAAGGAGTAATGACTGGTTATGGAAATAATCTTATTTCAAATAAACATGTATTCCTTCCTAAAGATTATGCTCAAACATGGACTTACCTTTTTAAAGGTGAAGAACATGTATTACCAGTAGCTAATATAATTAGGCATCCTGATAAAAACGTTGATTTGGTTAAATTGATGAAACCTCAAGGAATCAAATCATTTAGACATTGTCCTTTGCAATCCATAGAAGAAACACCTGTTTGTTGTTATGGCCCTTCAGAAGACAAAATACCTAAATTAAAAATAAGCTTAGGCCTTGGTAGTTCCAAGAAACAAGAACATACTTGTGGAACCACCTATGGATGGTCTGGTTGTCCTGTTGTTAAACAAAACGGCAGTGTTTTAGTTGGTATTCACCAAGGTGGAAGTAAAAATATAGATGAACCTAATAGCTATATTTCACTTCTCGGCAATGATTTGGCCGCTTGGTGTAACTCAAAAAACTAATTTGGCAAACGCTGGGATTGATAAATTTATCTGACTATAGGTACACTGAAGCCCTAAAAGTGCACCCTTCAATCCCAAGCAGTAGTTACTCCATTAAGTACTACAACTCATTTTTCCCTCCCTTCCATCCCTCTTCCGGCTTGAAAACCTGGAAAGGATTTAAAAAATTTTATTGTGGTGATGATTCCAATCATTATCTCTCCGCTCCTCAAGACAATCGTTGCGTGTCTAGCCGAATAGCTAGTTTTACACGGAAGTTGAACAATTCGTACAATCCAATGATGTTTGAGGCTGCATATAACGTAGTTTCAGGGTATTTACACCCATATTGTAATAATTCTAAAGTCTTAACTGATGAAGAAACCTTTGAAATGCTAAACTTAACTAAATCTGGCGGTCATACGTGGCGTGGACTAGTTAAGGATATAAACGGTCGATGTACTAAAAAACACGTTTTTGAAACTTACAACGTTTCAGAAGTTGACAATTTATTGTTCAACGCCTGGGTAGATAAGAAACTTAACCCTTGTTATGCCTTTTCTGCCTATCTGAAACCTGAATTAATAACAGCTGAAAAAACTTATTACTTCGATGAAAATGGTAATGAGATCATACCTAAGACTCGTCTTTTTATGGCGTCCGATCCTGTTCATCTTGCCTTGTGCATGAAAATGAATGGTGATTCAAATAAAAAGTTATATAGATGTCACTGGCCAGAAACCCCTTTGGCTTTAGGATTCTCCAAATTCCACAATAATGGACATAAGTTATACTTAGCTATGCCTAACATTCTTATAGAAGAAGACGTTTCACAAATGGACTCTTCTTGTCAAACTGAACAAATGCTTTATGCAGCACAGTTTACATGGGATGCTTATGCACTTACAGAAAGAACTTCACATCTTCTGCATAAACTAACTGCTAGTATAGCATGTCTAATCTATTCTATCGTCATACTTCCGAATGGTGATGTAATAAAATTGAACCGCGGCAATAAAAGTGGGCAATTAAACACAACACGTGATAATACTTTAATATTACTAATGATTATCGTATATGATATGTTGAAAAGACGTTTAAACCCATTTGACTTGCTCGGTACCATCTTCATGATTTTATGTGGAGATGATGGATTACTTGACGCCAAGTATTTTAACCTTAATTGTTTGAGGCACACTTTTGCACAGTTTGGCAAAAGATTAAAAGCTCGAATAGTTAAGAAAGAAGAAGCATCATTTTGTTCTCATAACTTCATCAAAATTGATGATGATTATGGTTTAGAACATATGGCAATGGTTCTCCCACGAGAACGGCTTTTATCCTCAATGCATCATGGTTGGAAAAACCTCTCTACTGAACTTAAAATTGATCGCATGTCATGTTTAAGTATTGAGTGTTATCCATATCCCAAACTGTATGATATGACACAGAAAATCTTGGAATTCTTGAATGCCCCACCTCAAGCTTTCTTAACTTCAAACCAACTTAGTTCCCTCTGGTTTGGTACTGAGAGTAAATTTGCAATTGCAGATTTTGCTTTTAAGTATATCAAACAAACAATTTACCGGTGCCCGTTTGCTTAATTTATAAGCCGGTTTTAAGTTTTACAATAGTAGAACATTCCAGTTAATATTCCTTTTTAATATTAACTTTTTAATAACTAAGTTTTTGTGACCCTACCTTCCAAAAATTTTAATACCGAATTTTTATTTGGTTATTTTAACACTATTCTTTTTAAACGGAGCAATAGTTACAACTTTAATAGTTTTATTTTATAATCTTTTAATCTATCTTCAATATGGAAATATCTAAAAAACAAAAACAAGCACGTAGAAAACAATCTCAAAGAGATAAGCAACTTTCAAATCGTGCAAAGAAAGCAATTCATCGTGGTTCTCATCCTCGTCGTAATAGGCGAAGTAAGCGCGTAAAAGCACCTCAAGCTTATGGAAGAAGAATCAGGACTCAGAATCGAGAACATATTCGTTTTGATCGTAGGAATATTATGGTTAGCAATATGGTGAGTAATCCCGTAGCTAACACAGTTGAATTTAACAACTATAATATTTCTCCTGTAAATGCAACATTGTTCCCTTGGATGAATACTATGGGTAGTCTTTTCGAAGAATATAAAATCCATAGTTTTAAAATTCGTCTTGAACCGTTATTAAACACTAGCAATAGTGGATATATGGCGATTGCATTTTCTTATAATGCTCAAGATCCTGAACCTACCGATGAAGCTACTTTCTTTATGTATGAAAGTGCAGTCAGAACTTCTATCTGGATGGAAACAACTTCTGAAATGAAGTCTTCAAAATGGTTATGGACAGCTCCACCTCCGGGTGATTTACCAGCTAACTATGATCTTAAGACTTTTCAAGCAGGAAAAGTTTTTGTCGCTTGTCTCACAAATGTTGCCAACACAGCTTGTTGTCAATTGTTTTATGATATTGATATTGAATTTCGAAAACCAAGAAAATCTCTTTATATTGCAACTTCTGTATCTCAGGTATCTGTTTCGACTACTGATGTTGAAAATCCAGATCAGTTTTTTCCAGGAGTAATGACTACCGGTAGTTCATCTATCGCTCATGAAAATGTGCATTCTGTTACTTTAAAAACACCTGAAAGATATGTTATACCAATCAACACCCAATTATATTCAACAAAAATTCCTGCTGTTACTACAACAATTCCTTCGAATTCAACTATAAAAAGTCAAATCAAAGATACTGCTATAGGCTTTATCAACAATTTAGGCTCTTTTATTGGTGACGCAAGTTATGGAAAAATAGGTGTTGCGACCGAACCTAGTGGTCAATT